TAATCACTGACTTCCTCATCAGTAAATCATAATGTCGGGTACAAAAGAACATGTACCCCTAGCTCAGGTTGCCGATAAGGAGTTCCATATCGCATCATTTTTAGATGCATATGAACATTCCCTGTCCTGTGACTTGAGTTCGTCGCAATTTCTCGTAATATTAAACGAGTGCGTTAGTAATAACGTAACTTTGCGAAGAACAATGGAGCAGTCCTACCCTCGAATACTTAAATCCGCACTTTTGGTGCTGGATTTAAGGAAACGATGGTAGGTTCTGCTACGTTGTCGGTCTCAAATGATCGGTTGGCGACACCTGTTGCTAGTATGGATAGCCATAAATCCGCATCTTCCCTTCGGGGGGGATACGGTTGGCGAAAAACAGCGGATGGACACTCTACGAGGTCTGCTGAAAAACTCATACTTTCCGTCCTTAAGCGTAGCTTGAAGGATTTGGTTGGCGTAAGTCAATCATTAGTTCAATTAGTAGAGTCATTAATCTGGCCTTTTGTTTCAAGAAGATCTCTCCGTAAGGAGTGGTTCTCTCAACAGGAGCTAGATCGTTTTGTTTGTTCTATGCGGAAGACCGCACAAACAATCCAGTCATACATGACCGAAGATAATCGTGAACAATCCTATATTAAATATTGGACTGATCGATATCTCTGTCAGGTATTTTCCGACACATCTCGAAAGGATTCATTTCCTGATTCTGATGGTTGGATGGACCAAAAACCGCTCTTTAGTGGTTGGTGTAAAAATTTTATTGTACGCCGTAGAAACAAAGGTGACATATCGTTCTTTTATACTCTTCAAAAAGGTATAAGGAAGATGTGGCCTGCCTTAGGTGATGTTAAGAAGGAAGCTGCTTTGAAGAAGCATGCTTTACGACTTTCTACATTTAAGGGTTTCGTCGACGATAAATTCCAGGATATGATTCAAACTATATCCCGTCAGGTGGCAGCTCTTTCCTCAAAGAAATCTGCTACTAAATTTATGCCAAGTGGTTCTGCATGCTCACAAGCCTCACGCCGTAATGGCGGGGCGCTGAGTTTATTTGCAAAACTTCCACTAGTTTCTTGTTTAGCCTCTTCGGAGGCTGTCAAGATTGGTCGTTTACCTGTGGTTAATGCTGCTATTATGTCTTGGCGGAATTCTAATTTTGATTCTGCCTATAGTAGCGTTATTAACCGTCTATCTGATACAGACGAGAGGGGTAACTTCTCGTTGTTGTCCGTTGATGTTGTTGCTATTCCCGAACCAGGGAAATTTAGAATAATATCAAAGGGCGATGGGTATTTGTATTCAGCTCTTCAGCCCCTTCAGGGTCTGATGCTGGATGGCTGGAAGCACCATAGTGCTTCGACTATGCTCCATGAGGATCTCTCCGAACGTGTTCGTGAGATTGACATGGGGTCAGATTTTCCTTTCTGGATATCTGTTGATTATGAGGCAGCAACTGATCTTATGAAAAGGGATTCAACGCTCGCAGCAATGCGTGGCTTTGAAGGTTTCCCGTTCTTTGATCTTGGCTGGCACTCTTTATCAGCAAGTTCTGCTAGATATCCCAATGGTGAAGTTTGCGATGCGATTGAAGGTCAACTTATGGGTCATCCCTTAAGTTTTCCCCTTCTTTGCATTGTGAACTTGGCCGCGTACCAACGATCCCTAGAGATCTGGTATTTGCGCGACCCACAGGTTCGCAAACCCCTCCTTCGAAAGTTGAAGGGTTTGGTTATCGTCAATGGTGACGATATGCTTTTTAAAGCAGATATGGAACTTTACGAAATCTTTTCTGAGATCTCGGCTTCGGCTGGATTTAAGAAGAGTCAAGGTAAGAACTATGTCTCGCCGGATTGCTGCATGATTAACTCACAGATCTTTAAACGGATCGGTATGAGTATGCAACGGTTCGGTTACTTGAATCTTAAGATGATTAAAGGCACTAACCTTAAGGGTGGCGATTCAGACGCTACGCCCACTGATATAGCAAAGGAACTATCCAAGATGGTTTCTCTTTGTCCATGGTCCAGCTGTTCGATACCTTCCGCTTTTAAACGGTGGTCTCCCGACTGGTATGGTTTGAGAAATATGCCAAATTGGTATCTTCCTGTTATGTTAGGTGGGTTAGGTTTGGATCCTGCATATGGTCCTGCAGAAATTCGTGTGACAAGAGCCCAACGGCTTCTTGCTGCTCGATTTGTTTCGGACCCGCGCTTGGCTCTGTACCGTAAAACGGGTATGAAAATACCAGTTCTTTCGGGAGCCGTCGGCAATTGGAAAGTGTTGAAAGGAGCGAATTTACGTTCACCCCATGATTTAACAGAGAATGATAGTGATGAGTGGCTGGCGCGACTTGCTTATGCAGCAAGGGCGGCTTATGGCTCTCAACCTACGTCTGATGCCAAATTCATGAGATGGATTTTGAATTCCTCTGAATATCGTCTGAAGCCTATGTCCATTGAGGCTATCCAAGACTATTTCGGCTGCGGTCTCTTTGCAGCCCGAACACCTTCCTGTCCACCAATGGGTGTGATTAGAAATCGCAATATGTATGATATTGAGGTCTCTCAGAATCTTCGTGAAGTCGACTCGTATACTCTTTTGGGTATATGGGAACGTTCGAAACGGATAGATTCTCAGAAATTTGACCTGATACATGCAGCTGCCGAGTTACATCGGTGCAAGCAGTGCGGGGAAATTCGTTTCCCTTGGAATCAAAGTTCTTTTGAGACCAGGCCACCTTTAGAAGGGTGGTTTTGCATTGCTTGCCAGTAAACTCGAGCACGGGGTTCACATCGGTAATTGTCCAAACCGTTTTCTATACAATCAGTGTTTCTCATAGTAATATGAATAACTTGTTTTGTATGTGATTTAAACATTTACGGACCAATAGTGTATGGCTCATCTTTTGGGTGAGTACATCAACATTATGCTAAACAAAATGCCGAGAGACTGCACGGAACTTCCGATGGCCTAGGCGAGGTGTAACCTCTAACCTGTTGGGTCGGTCCGGTGTGAATGAACAGTCCTTCTGTGGTAGAAGGATCCCGTGATTACCACACGATTTATAACAATCTATTTGACATAATCCTAATGCCAAAGATTGCTAAGCAGAAGGTCAATAAGACCAGAAAGGGCCCCAAGGGGGCGATGTCTTCGATGCCGAAGATAAGAGGTGGAAGAGTATCTCTTTCACAGTTGAATGCACACCCCATTTATGGTGGTCGTGTTACTTCAAATGTGGATTCTCTTCCTGCGGCTTTTGTCAACATCCTAGGAAACAGTACCTATTATAATGAGGATTCATCAGTAATGATGCCTTCATTGGGTATTTGTCCTGTTAGGGTTGTTGGCTGTCAGCCTTTAACTGATATAACTGGAGCAGTTGCAACGGCGGATGTTTTTACAACCGGCACGTTAGCTACTGCTACCTCAGTTAATGCCATTTTGTGTTGTCCTGACGCACTTAATGGACCATTAGCCGCCAAGGCGAACTTATATGATAAATATGTCTTTCGAGACTTATTATTCGAATATGTTTCGACTTGTGCGACTACACAGGTTTCAGCATTAGCTCTTGCTTTTACAGAGGATGCACAGACCCTACCAGGCACGTTTTCAACAGCGCGCCAGGTAGTTCCGTCCGTTGCATTCCCCTTTCGAGCTGATAGAGCTTTTCTCCATTATAATTATAATGGACCCAAGTTATTTTATAACTTGACTGATAACTCTGGTGGTCCTGGTCAGCGAACAACGGTTCAAGGTGTTCTCAACGGATATCCTTCAGCTAATCTCACCGTGATTTCTCCAGGTTTCATCAACGTATACTATGTATGCGAATTGTATGATCCTGTGGCATCACAAGGTTTCACCGTGTCAGTAAGACGCGATGAACGAGATATAGTGAAAGAGCTTGTTGAGAACCTCCGCAAAATGGATGTTCAGACACGAAACACTCTTATCTCCGATTTGGAAAGTCGATACACCGTTACTCCAGGTCGTAATCTTTTACGCAAATGACTCTCTAGTTGAACTAGGAATTTACATGCGACAGATGTTGTGGGTTGGAGTTCAGGATAGGACTTAATCCGAAGAAGAAGTGCAATTTCCGTTTGCTTAATTAGCATGGACGGGGAAGTTAGGTATTATTGGGTTTGTTTGAAGCAGTTCCATCGGTAAGATGGCGACGAAGTGGCGTAATGCGTCGACTTTATGATAAGATTTATCTTATCGTTGCTAATTGTCCTGTAGTGGGACTGGGGTTGTTGACCCCTACGCAAAACAATGCGAATGTAACAACGAAGTTAATACTGAATGTTCTCTGAAGTGAAGGACCTAGCCCCGTGAGGGGCCGCGGCTAACTCTCTTCCTAGGCTTTTGCCTGAACAATAGCTCTACTATCATTTGTAGTGCGGGCTGGATACGCGACTGGAACAGTCCATAGACTATATGATCTATGGCCAGGGTTCTGGGTAACGTGTTCGGATAACCAAACACTCTCC